CTTTATCTATTACTTGTTCAAAGTTTTCTTCAAGGTCTTCCAATGTAATCTCTGTCATTTCTCCTGTTTGTGTATGATCATTATACCCATGATGGGAACCATTGTCAACAGATAACACAGTGTTGCAAGGGTTATGTTATTATTTAATATACTTGATACTAGATGTGTCATTGTGGATATGCGTGTGTGAGTCCCCAATAAACAAATAGACTTATTGATGTGAACATCAATGCTGCTTTAGTGATGAGGTGGTTCATTTTTCATTTCCTCGGATGCTAAACGTAGGATGTAGTAAATGCAATATAAGGTAAAAGTTAATCCACATGAAAGAATTGCAATAACTCCCCAAGGTAAATTTTCCATTAGTTTAAAGTAATTTTAAGCCATGGCAGTAGAGGTGGTATTGCCCCTACTAATCTTAAAAGTCCTTCTGCAAATAATGCTAAGACCACCCACCCAACACACATACTAATAATAGAAGCATTTCTATTATGTTTTCTTATAGCATCATCAATCATTTCCTGACATTGTTTTTTTGTAACATAGTGTTCAGGAAAGATCTGATCCATTCTGTGAGTCATTTAAGATTTCCCCCAGAACTTATCCATAGGATCAACTCCAGTTTTAACAATTTCACAAGCTCTCTTATAAAACATATTGTCTGTATTGCCAGACTTTTCAAAAGTTTTTTTAATAATCACCCAATTTTCATAGGTGTGCTTGTCCATTTGAGTTAGACATAGTACTACTATATACTAGTCAGCAATTTTCAGTTGTCAGGTTTTGTGTTTATTTCAAAACTTTTTTAGATGATCCTCTAGTCTGTGTAATAGTTTTTCCATCTTGGGCATATCAGGCACTTCAAGATTTGAGACATACAAATACTCATCTAATATAATGGTAAGGAGTTCAATCTCTCCTTTGGAAAGAGTTGGGGATTCCCAGGTCATCTAATTTCAAACTCCAGTTTTCTAACTTTACGATTTTTTCTTGATTCTTGAAAAGCAAGATCTTCTCTTGATAAGACAGAGTTGCTTTCCTTCTTTATTATATTACTGACTATCTCAACTTTTGTCAAATCAATAGCAGTGATAGTTTCATTTTTTATACTAGTTAAATTATCACATCCACAGCATTTAGTTCTAGATGGATGCGATTCTAGAATTGTATTACAATTCTTGCATCTTATTTTTAACATTGGTCTTTATAATTGTCGTATTTAGTAAGCGGGTAAGGGGATTCGAACCCCTGACTACAACTTGGAAGGATGGCATGTTACCACTACACTATACCCGCAAATTTTAAGGAGGAGGGGGAGACAACTCCCCCAATCAATCAAACCTCCACTGTAATTAGACGATTGGCATAATCATAAGCATAATTGGTTCTAGCTCCATGAATACCCCAACCAATCCAACTATAAGCATAATTCATATATCTGTCAATAGATTTACCAGGGACTTTCATCCTATCCTCTATTCTCTTCCATTGAACTTCATTTGTCAAGTATTTGAGTTGAGTGTTAATTTCAGATGGATTGCCACCATATCTCTTGGCAAAATCACCCAGTCCATAATATCTATTGGCAGATGTCCATTGAATCAGTCCATAACCACCGTAGCAGCCATTGTAACTGGTTCTACTACCACCTTCACAAATATTAGGCACGAACATAGATTCCTGCTTAATATTGCCCATGATGGCAGCAAGGGCATTTCTATCTTTGATTCCTTGGTCCTGAAAGAAATTCAGGGCAAGGCTTTCATGTTCTGAACACCCTTTACAAATTAGCCTTTTCTCTTTTGGCTTTGGTAGTGCAACCTCTCGGATTGCTGTCTTCTTTTCATCTACAAGAGGCAACTCAGGTATTTTTGAATTAAATGACACTTCCACTGGGGGAGGAGGTCCTTGAATCTTGTAGTTGACGAATGGCAGTGATGCCGTACTGGTTGTAACCGTTGCCAGGAGAGGCAGGGCTACTGTAAAGATATTTTGCATTTAAAAGAATTGAACTCTACATCCTAATAGAGAAAGCGCACTTCCCCTTTTTCAAGGGGCAATCTCCTAGGCTCTAATTGTCATTTCAAAATCTAATGACAAAATTAATAATATCAGTCTATTTAGGATTTGTCAATCTTGGTCCAAATACTCTAAAGATAAGACTTCAATATCGTCTTTTTGAATAACCCAATCTCTAATCTCATCATAGAGTGCTTGAGCATCTTCTGATCTACCTTCTGCACAAAGGTCATGCATTCTATCAATGATACCATCAACTCCTTTTTGACAAAGATTTTTCATCTGGGTTGAATTCATAATAATCTTTCCTAAAGTACCTAGACAGGATGTTGCTATTATAGTACTTGGGGATACCAGTGTCAAGAGATTCAGTCAAGACATTATTCAAGAACAGTTGTCTTGTTTCTTCGTAATTGCACTTTCCTTTTGTTTTGTGGAGACTAAGGATTGTTCTACTAAAAGCATTCTTTCCCCAAAGATTAATGTCATCTTTGAGTTCAGGACAGGATCCATAGTACTTTTTCCAATCAGATTCTAATTTAACTTTTCTAGATTTTCCCTTTGGTGTTCTGAATGACCAGAAGTATTTCCTGCCGATGTATTTTCGATTGTTTTGTATATTTGTAATGAGATAGACAAAACCGAAGTTATCGTTAATATTCTCAGATAAAAAAGGGACTCCTTCAAAAAACCAGGGATTTTCATAGATCATACTAAAGAACTTTAAGATCTAGTATTTATCTTGAACCCTTACAGAGTTATTCTATTTACTTTGTGAGTTTTTGTCAATCCCTGCTTTCTTTTCTCTTATCTTGGCAATCAGGGTATTGAGCTTCTCCCTCTTGGCAACATCAGAGGGTTTCCTGCCCCTCCTAGGACCTTCTGGTGGGGTTAACTCCTCATTCATCTCTCTACCCCATATCTTCTGTCAGACTTGGAGGTATCCATTCTTTCCTTTGCTTGCTTAGTAGCAGTAGCATACATCACTTCTTTTGCTCTCTTACCATATCTTTCTTTGAATCCAGCAGCAGACTTCTTCATTCCTGTCACAAGTCTTTCCTTCTCTGCCTTTTCAGTAGGATCAAGTGCTCTTTCACCTAGGTGATCTGCAGCCTTATATCCTTTGTGTCCTGCCTTATAATTTTGCCATGCTTTTGTATTTGCAGTTTTATCTGCTTTTGTTACTGTCATTCTTTTATCTTCTGGTTCTTTCTTTTCATCACCATAGACTACCTCAGCAACACAATTAGGTACTTCCTTACCACCCTTCATTTTGGTTGAAGGACTGCCAAGTTTCTTACCAGTCCAGCACTTTGAAGCACCAACATTCTTTCTTGCTTGTCTGATACCTTCAATGATTTGATCTAGTTCTTCTACATTAAGAGTTTTAGGATATCCCTTCTCTCCTGGTTTAGCAGGACTTTCACCACGCTTTCTCTTAGCATGAATGTTATCCCAAAGACCTTTCTTCTCTTCCAAGTCAGTTTCTTCAAAATTCTTTCTTGCTGCTTTGACCATATCAGCATGTGCCTTGGTCTTCTTCATGTCAGCAATTGCCTTCTCATTATTCTTCTGACGCTTATTCATATCTGTTTCAAGATATGAATCATCCTTTTTCTCATCAACAATTTCACCTTCTGGATTATAAGAATCTGCCATTCCATGAATGTGCTTACCCTTTGACTTCTTATCTTCCCTCTCAGCAGACTTTGATTCTGAATCTGAATACTTTTTAGCAACCTTAGAATCCATTCTGCTTGCTTTTCTATCAGCAATCTCTGCTCTTCTTAATGCTCTTTCTTCTGGATCTAATGCTTCTTGATAGATTGCTAAGTATGCTTCTTGTAGATTATTCATGACGCACAAAGACTTTTCAATTATTTATAAAAAAAAGAGGGACAAATGCCCCTCTTATCAAAGTTTAAATCCAGCAAAGGAATCTTTTTTCAAGTCTTGCTTAATACCACCAACAACATATGACTCCACTTCTGTTTCTTGTGGTGCCACTTGAAGACCTTTAGAACTGATCCAATGCTCAGTCCAAGGAAGGGGATTATTCTTTGCTGGTACATCATAGATTGGTTTCAATCCAATAGATCGCATTCTTCTATTGGCAATCCACTCAACATAATTATTGAGAAGTTTGTCATTCAAACCAATCATAGAACCATCCTTGAACAAGTACTGTGCCCAGGACTTTTCTTGATCTACACAATTTTTAAAGGCATTGACTACCCAATCTTGCTCTTCTTTAGCAATCTGTTGCATTTCTGGATCATCTCCTTCATTCCACTTATTGAGGATGTTTTGAGTAATGACAAGGTGCTGATTTTCGTCTCTTGCGATGAGAGAGATAATTTTAGCGGATCCTTCCATAAGTTTGAGTTCACCAAACGCAAACGAGCAAGCGAAAGAGACATAGAATCTGATACCTTCGAGAATATTGACATTAGCTATTGCCCTGTAAAGTTTCCTCTTTAATTCAATTCTTCCTTCTCTTGCATATCCTGCCCCCTCTTGTGCAAAAATCCACTCATTAGAAGTTCCATAT